TTTCTAAAGCTTTTTCATACTGATATATTTTATTTTTATTTCTGTTAATCAAATATTTTATTTCACTTTGATTTATTACTTTGAAATCTAAATCTTTTATTGAACCAAGCATTTGCCCAAATGCAGTACCAGCCTGTGCTGTTTTACTCTCATTAGCAAACACCGCAGTAGCTTCTTTAGCATCCTTTATTTGGTCACGCAATGCACCCGCCTTCTTTGCTGCCTTAGTAAATTCTTCTGAACCAACCTCCAAATTTTGCATCTCTCTGTTAAGTGCTTTTAACTCCTTAACTGCATTTGGATAGTTACCTACGTTACGTTGAAATTCTCCTACACTTGTTTCCGCTTTCCTTACTGATTTATCTAATGCCTCAAACTCTTGCGATAGTGCTTTAAATAGTTTACCACTACTCCTACCGGTAAACTCTAATTCTTTTAGTTGTTTCTTTATTTCTGCAAGTTGCTTAACACCTTTTGAATATTCTCCATTTAAAGCATTTAATGAACGCTCAGAAGCCTTGTTTTGCTTTTCAATTATTTGTTGATTCTTTATTTCTTCGCGCTGTGTTCTTAACTTTTCTTGGTTTAGCTTTTCAGCCTGTTGTTGAATAGCTATTTCGGTCTTAGTTAGTTGCTCCTTTTGTTTTATTAATGTATTTGTTTCAGCAATAGCAGTATTTAATTGCTTCACATCATCATAACTTTTAGCTTTAAACGTGCTTACAAACTCCTTTTGTGCGCTAATTGAACCTTTGATGGTATCTTGGGTTTGCCTTATAACAGATAATAATTCTTTTGCGCCTGTTACAGCGTTTGTGAATACATCCTTTTCAAATAAATCATCTTTACCGAGTGCTTTGCCTTCTGCCATTTTACGCTGCTTTTGTTTGTTGTGTTGCGCTAAATTGTTTTAAGTAAGTAAACCATTCAACAACACTTATTTGTTGCAAATTTAGTTTAAATCCTAACCACTTTTCAATAATTGTTTTTAATTCTTCATTTGTTGCACCTTTGATAGCTAACAATTGTTCTAATTCTTGTTCTTTGATTCGAATAAATGTATTTTGGAAACGATTTTCGGTTATTGCAACCTCACATTGCAACTCACATATTTCGCGCCTTAATTCAAGTATTTCAGCAAAGTTCTCACTAATGCCAAACCTATCAACTAATTGCCTTTGTATCTCGTCAAATGCTTTTATAGGGTTGCCTAAGATACCACGTTTCACAACTAAAAACTTCAAGTTGCCATCAACAACCTTTAAGTAGTTGTGTATTGGCATTTCATCAATACTATTGAAATATTTTGCTCTTAACATATTGCTGAACTATTGGTTTTGCCAACACTACTAATTCATTTTTACTCTCGTTATCTAATCCGATAAACTGACCGAAACTATCCTGCAAATCATCGCCCTCTTTTATCGTGTCGGCAGTCAATATCAATTCGCCCTTTACTACTTTAGTGTTAAACGTAGAATATAGCTTGCCAGTATCGCGCATCGTTACCCTATCTGTTACTTGACCTTTTTCTTCTTTTAGCATAATAGTGTAGTTGCTATACACATTACTCCCTTGTGCCTTGTAGCTTTGCATCTTCTTGCCATCCACATCAACACCTTGCTCATACAATTGCACTTGCCTATTCAAACGTATTGCGTTAAATTGAATACTTTTGTTGTCGGTTACTACCTTCAATGCATCATTCTCCTTTAGCTTCAACACATTTCTCGCTAACACTTCAAGATTCCACATCCTTTATTAATTTAGCATACTCTTTTTTAATCTTATTCCAAGCATTTTTAACGTGCAAATTTGGTGCTTTAGTACCATCGGAATAAAAATCGGTAAATTGTTTCTCAGTCCACTTGCCAATAGTGTTTAACTCAAACCTATAACCATCAATAGTTATCATTGTGCGTGGTATATTTTCCATTTTGCAAATATAAAAAAAAATGGTTACAAATCAATGTAACCATTTCTAACATCAAATAAATCAATAAAAATTAAACAGCAGTTGCAAATGTACCTAACATTGTTGCAGCATCTAAACCATTTTTCTTAATTAATACTTGCATTTGGTCACCTGATGCAATTCCAGCACCCATTGCAAGAGTATAACGACCTGCTATAGTATTGCTTTCAGTCACTGTATTAACCATTACATCACCAATGTCAGTAACATTGTACATTAAACCATAATCTTGACTGTAATCACTCCAAAAATCTGTTTGTAGCAAACCTTCGATTGGTGAACCTGTTACGAAGTTACCATATTTGTTGAAGATGTCAACAACTATTGAAGTAGTACTTGCACTCACAACTTTGTAGTACACATCAATCAAACCACCAACAGAAGCTAAGTTAATGCCAGTGATTGATGTTGCTTGAATCATACGCAAATCTTCATCTCTTTCATCTACTCCCCACTCGAACATCAACATAATCTTTTCGATAGTTGTGTCAGTAGTGAATACTAATTTACCATTGAATGATGCTGCTTGTACTTCGATAGGATAAAGTAAACCATCGTCATTCTTAACCTTACCATAGATTGAACCATCAGTGTCAATCATAAACACTCCAAAAGTTGAACAACGGTTAGAGTTTAATTGGTTAAGTAATACTGGACCGCCTTTCAAAATCATTCCGGTGAATGTTCTTACACCTTGACGGATGAATACTTTACTTCCATCTTCGAATGACTCCATAATTGGGTCAGCACGCTCACCTGTTACGTTCTTTAATGCACCGCTTGGATACCAACGCTTTGAATCGTCAGATTGGTTAATTAATGAAGTAAAGTAAGCATTGTTTAAAGTGTCCGTAGGGTCGATTGAGTTCTCACTCCCATCATCCGCTATCATCGGCACTAATATTAATTGTTTTGTAACACCGAAAATCGGTATACAATTTGGGCGACCTGTATTTAATAGAGATACACCGCAAGAACATAATGAACTCATTTTATTTTAAGTTTTAAATTGTTAATAATTATTTGTTTTTTCAATTGCAAGAATAGTTTGATTTGTTGAAGCCTATATTTATAAGTAGTTCAGTACCGCTTATATTGTCAGTAAATATCTTATCCACTATACCCTTTGTGTTTTGCACATTGCCGAAATTAACATAGTCATTCTCGGTATAGGTAATCTCCCAACTTGCATTGGTGTATGGATAGTTCTTTAATGCCATTATAAACTGCCTTACTAAATATTTCATAGGCTTTATTGCGTTGGTGAAATGGTCACCAGTAAGCCAATTTTTTGGGTCTGCATCGACCATAAAATAGATAGCGCAATCACTTTCAAAATCCATTAACGCAAAGTCATCCTTATACTGCTCAGGTGCATTCAAATGCATGTATATCATCGGTAACTTATCATTGCTACTTTTCTTTTTTTCCAACTCTTTGTTAGTGTCCAAGAAAGTACCAAAGAAAAAGAAAGGGATAGGTAATGTGTGAATGCCAACTGATGGGGCACTACTTGCCTTTATAACTATGTAATTGTCTTGGCTCACCTCTAATATACCTTTCCCTCCTAATTGTTTTCCGAATGTAGCCCACTTAGTGTTACCACTATACATCTTATACTTACCACCTCCAAGACTTTCAACTGAAGTAATTTTGATACCACAATCAATAGTGTTGATGATGTTCTGTATGTGTTCGTTAGTAGTAGTTAAGCCCAAGGTGCAAATTCTTTAATGATTCCTTTGAATAGTGGATATGTAGTTGACTTTTCACTTAAAATAAATGTTTGAATAGCACGATAAGTTTTCACCGCATCATTTTCTTTAAGAACCAAAGAAGTGTAATTCATTGCGCTCATTTTGCTTATGCTATTTTCACTCTGCGTAAGACCTCCAATCGTGTTGTTTTGCGACTGCTTACGGACAAAATAAAAATAGATGAACATAACTAACATCTCCTTCATACCCTTGCTAATAACTAACTCATTTTGAATTTCTTTGTAAAAAGAATTAAAGAAAGCTAAGTAGTCAGGGTCTACTGGTTCAAAATCGACTAAATCAGCAATAAATAAATCAGCTAATTCAATGCCTAATAGTTCATAGATAATAGTAGTTTCATAAGTATCAATAGCCAATTGTAATTCATCAGTTGTGTACACATCCGATGCAATAGCGTTATCGCCTATAAAGTCTTCTATTTGAACTATTAATCCCATTTATTTTACTAATTTTTTATGTATCAATATTTCAGCAATATTCTTAGATACTTCTAATTTAGTGCCTACTTCTAAACCTTTAAACGCTACAATCACTTCAACCATTGTTGGCTCAGTGGATTGAGAGAACTCAACCACCTCTACTGAAGTGGGTTGAGTTTCTTTTTCTACTTTTTTTGCCATCATTAAGCAGTTTCTAAGGCAGCAATGTCAGTTGAGAAAGTACCTTTCACAAAAGCATTACGATTGTTATTCTTAGTAACTAATGCACCTCTCCACTCAGCAATGATTGTGCGTAAGTTTTTAGTCCAGTCATTACCATCTAAGCCCATATTAATCGTTACTGCTTCTTTTTGGTACAATGTTGACATATTGAAGTTACCTACTAAGTAAGTACCAGCAGTTACCAAAGTAGTTGCAATCATTGGTACACCATCTAAAGTAAGTGTGCTACCAATGAAAATTAAACGGTCAATATAACGTCTGTCAGTTGCTGAAACCTTGTACAACTTCAACTTAGTGATGTCGCTTGGGTTCATCAAGATAGCGTTTGGTGCTTCTTGGTTAGCCAATGCAATTTGATTGATAGCAACAGTCAATACATCCGCTTCGTTTGCATTATCAACAGTACCTGCAAATGTTCCTGCTGCGAAAGCAGTAGCAACAGTACGGATACCATTCATTGCTGGAGCAGTACCATTACCTGAGTAAGATGTAGATTCAACATCTAACATCAATAATCTCATTAACTCATTGTTGATTTCTGATTGGATGAAATCGATATCATCCAACATCTCAGTAGATACCTTAATAAATGCAGTACGCTTAACAACTGCTTGAGAAGCAACAACTAAATCAAAATCAATTTGGTTTTTAGTGTCTCCTTCAGCAGTACCACCAGCAGCACCATCACGATTTGCTTGGTAAACCCAAGAAATAATGTTTGAACTTGCAGCACCCTTAGCGAACAAATCCATCAATCGTAATTGACGAGTTGCGATAAGGTTAAGACCAGGGATACGTTGCTCAACTGGTACATTACCACCTGAGATGTTAGTGCTTTCTAACATAGTGCCAGCAGCCTTAATCTCAAATGTGATACCATTTTGCTCAGCAGATGCCTTGTTTAAGCCTTTCAATGCGCTTAACTTAGCTTTGTTTTCATCTGTTGACAATGATTCTTTTACGCTTGTAGCATTTGAAATCAAACTTCTTTCAGAGTTGTTCTTGTTCAATTTCTCAATTGCTAAACCATACTCCTTTAAAGTCTTATTTAAAGAAACCATTTGCTCTTTTTGAGCGTTAGCAAGTTCAGTTTTCAAAGAGTCAATATCTTCTTTGCTTGCACTTTTAGCAACAGCATCTTCTAATGCTTTGCGGGCTTCATCATTGTATTCATTATACAACTTAGCCATTTCTTCTGCTTCTTTTTCAGCAAAAGTAATTGTTGTTAATCCTTTTGTTTGTAGGAATAAATCGAACTTTGTCATTTTAATTTTGTTTTGTTACGTTAATAAAAAATTGTTTTCTTTTAAGTGCTTTCGCGGCTTCGGGTTGCGTATCTTTTGATGGCGCAATATTTTTTTGTGGCATTCCACACGATGCGCAATACTGCCCACCCATTGCTTCACCACAACTTGTACATTGTATCATATCTTCTTCAGGGCTTGGATTCATTAGTATAGGTGTTGCATCATTGCTACCCTTAACTACCATACTACCCTCATCTCTTATCTTTAATTCAAGCACCGCCCAAAAATACCCTGACATATCAGCATCCGCCTTGTTGGCAATCATCTTATAATACTTATCCCAATTAGCTTTTTCGACCTTATATTCAGGTCTCTTATCATCAATGCAAGTAACAAAATTAACATACTGCATTCTTATGCTATTTTGAACTGGTCTGTTGTTGTCAATAATATCTTCAATACTTTCACTCTCAACTAATGCCTCTTTGTCTATTTTAAATATTAAGCACTCAGCATTACCACTATACTCTTTTCCTAACTCCGAAAAAGGTAATTCAGCAACCATCATTTCAACATCTGATTGCCAAGCAATAATGGTGTCAACTGAAATGTTGTGGTCTTTGCAATATAATATCTTACCTTGTTGCTCTTGTACTGTTTTCTTAAAACATCCATTGATGTGTACATCTCCGTGACTATCTAAATAGTTAGTAGTTGAAATTACTGGATAAATATACCCATCTTCAATAGTCAATGCCTTGTTAACAGCATCCTTAATTTTGATATTAGACTTAGATAAGTGACCACGCTCGTGTGAAAATATTATTTCAGCCTTCTTTAGTGCTTTGATTCTACTCTCATCCTTTTTGATAGCATCAAACAACTCAGCCTTTGAAGTAAATTCTCTATTTGGAAAATATAATGATATCATTTGCTTACTATATTATTTTTTTTTATCGCGGTCTTAGCCTTTATTTCTTCTAACTCTTTTTTAGTTTTCGTTTTTGCCATTACAAAAGTATTTATTATTTATTGATTTATGCAAATTATTTTTTGTTTTGTTGCAAATTATGCAAATAATTATTGAGGTGTTGAAATTTGTCCAAATGTACTTGCTGGTTGTGCGCCTATCTTTGGTAAGTCAGAATGGTCTAAACCTACCAACTGCCTTATTTCATCCTCAGTTAACTGACCTATCACTTGAGTAGCTAACAATGGACTCATACCACTTAACGCTTCAAGAGTTGCGTTAGGTTGCTCTAACTTCGGCATACCTAACATTTCGGCTGCTGTACTCGCTGAGATAATACCCTTATCCTTTAACAATGCTACCCTTTCCGCTTCTTCTTTGTTGTTAGTTTGTAGACATTTTACTGCGCTAAAGTCTTGGCGCATCCTTACGTTTTCATTTGGGAAGTGATTGGTGCATAAAAATTGCGTATAAGCCTCACTTAGCTTATCACTCAATGGCATAATGCAATTTGTGTACATTGCTTTCTCAGCCTCTAACCTATTGTTATACGTTTTGTTTTCGGGGTCATTAAATAGTGAACTATCTAAGCCTAATACATTACATAATGTTCGTGTTGTCACAACACCCTTTTCAAGTAGTTGCATATCGGCACTACTCATACCTAACTGGATGTAGCCCAAATCCTTATTCGTTGCTACTACCTTACCAAAGTTATGTGCGCCACCTATCTTATCGCGTAATGCTGAGTCAATTAAGTTAAATTCATCCTGCGTCATTGGCAATTGGCTCTTATCCGTTATAAAACCACTTGCACCCTTGTTGCCCAATATCGATGCATCAGCTATCCAACGCTCATTACCTACTTGCACCACGTTAGCAGCGACCTGTATCGGACTTAAACCATAGACATAATTAGCTAAATTTGGATTGAAAAATTTAATATGCTTTAACCTATCTGAAGTATATCGACCATTAGATGAACCAAAACTAAATTGATACTCCAATTGAGGCATAAAAAACGATGAATTTTGATTGAATATTGTTACTGATTGACTTGGTAAAATATCTAATTCCTCAATCAATGATGAGTTAAATTGAGTGTTACCAATAAGGTAAGTGTTTCCAGTAATAAGTAAGTAAAGTAGTGTTTGTTCTTCGATGTCATCCCAAGTGTATGACTTAGCCATATTAGGTGAGGCTATCAATTCGTGCAAGGTAGTGTCTCTTAACTCCTTATAGTTGCCATTTGCTTGTTTCTTTTCGATTATCCAAGGTATAGACTTACTAATGTCGGTAATCTTTTTAATTATGGAATAAACATCGACATTCTGCGAGTAGCCTTGACTAACCTGAGATGCCATATTGTTGTTGAAATTAAATGGAAGAAATCCACCTAATGTACTAAAAAGATTAACACGCTGATGTTCTGTGAGGTTGCCACCTAAACTTTTTATGATAAAATCTTTTGCATTTTTTGCAAATCCCATTGTAGAGAATTATTATTTTATGCAAATGTATAAAAAATTTATTTACTAATTAACAAAGCAGATTGAGTTAAATAGTCAAATGCATATCTTAATGGGTCAATTTGATGGTTATAGGCATCTATTGGCACTTGTGAACGCTTATCGTGCCATACATAGTTTCTTAGTTCAGTAAGCAAATTCAAACTATTTTGTTCAACTATTATCTCATAGTCTTGAATTCGTTTGATGCCATTGCGAACACTATCTGGTCCTTTGCGTGCTGGATAAATGTTCAATCCTTTTTGCCTTATGTCGTTTATCGTTCGAGGGTCAGCACTATCGGCAACAACAACACTTTTTAAAGGTTGCAATCTATTGTTTAAGATGTCAATTAGTTGCTCTGTTGAGTTGCCAGTCTTGTATAGCACCTCACTTGCGTATATTAGTTTCCTTTTTTTATCAACAGCTACCTTAATTAAAGAGTCGGGGTCACAATTATGAACTAAAATACCATTTGCAAAATAGTTGTGTTCATTTTCAATTGTTAAATCAAATACCTCTGCTTCATATTCCCGAACTACTTTTATTTCTTTTATTTCCCGACAATGTATGGGCGCAAATTGAACTGCAGGTTTTTTGTTTGGTATATTTATTTTGCTCAAACTCTTTTGCGCAAACGATACAATTTGCTTTTTGATTATATTTAGGGTCAGTAAACATTGCCTTTCGTAAACATTTCGTTTTGCAATATTTTTGATGTGTATTTGTCGCAAGGTATTCGCCACCGCAAGTACAACAAATTCTATTTTCTTTCTGAATTGTTTCAATACTTTTTGCTCTTCTGCTTGCCCAATTTTCTTTTGAATATGCAGTACCTCTTGTATCTCCTTTTTTATTTTGATACCCATCAATACTTTTATGTATTTTAGCGTGTTCTGAACTGGATAAACAATCAAAGTTTTCAATAGTATTATTAAGTGGATTATGGTCGATATGGTGAATGTGAAACCCATTTGGAATATCACCTTTAAAATATTTCCACATTTCAACGTGAAGAATTTTAGTAAATGTTTTTGCCACACCTTTTGAACCAATAGATTTTTTATTATAGAAATAGTTTGGGTGTTTTCCGTTTGGATACCTTTTGTATTTTTCTCCATTAAATTCACATTCGTAGTAAGAATGTCCTTGCTTTGTAAATTTTTGTATTGCTTCCATTTGTTATTTGCTTTAAAATTATGCTCTAAAGTACAACTAATATTTATCAATCCAAAATCTAAATCAATGTTTTTTTCAACAACTTTTTTTACTCCATTGTTATGTACTTTTAATACTTTATTAAATCCTTTTTCAGTCAAAACTAAATCACCAATATTTATATCTGCTATTCGTTTTTGTCCTTTATCAGTAGTAATTAATGTATCTGCTACAAAACACGAAAACCCAAAATCCAAACCATAAACGTGAGGCAAAGACTCATCAAATTTGCCTATTGTCCAATTTTGGAATATAGCACCCTGTATTACACCTATCTCACCATCAATATACACCTTGCACCAGTTAGCCCAATAGTCATTTGTCTTTGCTTTTTCTTGTCTTATGAGTAATTCTTGTAGTATTTCGGGTGGTAAGCCTTCATTGTCTTTGTAGGTTAGTAGTAAGAATTCACTATCAGGCTCTTTAAGGGTCTCGGTATGCGCCCAAAACTCGTGGTCGGGGTTGAAGTCAATCCAAATACTATTTGACCTTACCATCAATGCATCGGCAATGTCGAAATTGATGTGGTTAGCCTCATTTAAGAATAGGATGTCTCGTTTACCCGCTGCCTTAGCCTTACCGGCATTGTCGAATGATGTGAATTGAATTGTTGCACCATTGCTGAACTTATACTCCATAGGGTTACTGCGCCAATGGTCTTGTATCCACCTGTTAGTGTCATACATAACATCTTGAAATATCTTCACTGCGCCATTTCTAACTGCAGGAATAGACTCAGCCACAACAGTTATAAGATGTCGAGGGTTTTTTGTTGCGTAATCAATTAGGATGGGAATAATTCCGTATGTCTTGCCAGCTGAACAAATCCCCCCTATATTTCTATAAGGGGGCAACAAGATGTACCGCCTTGCACTATCTTTTTGCGGGCGGACATATTGTATAATTTTTTTATCGAAGTTGTTAATTTAAACATATTTAAATATAAATTCTTTATTTATAATTTATCTGAAAATAATGGTTGCTCTTGTATTTCAGTTAATACCTGCTCCTTCAAATTATTTATACGGGCAGTAATACTTTCTTTGTAAAATCCTAACATACCACCGATAATTTGATTTTCTCTTATCTCTTTTTTTATGCGTGTAGAGATAGGAATGAAGTCATCGTATAAACCATCTTGGTTTTTAAAATATTGTTCAACACATCCATATCTATTATAGCAAAACCTTTCAAAGCCTTCCTGCGTGTAAGGTACTTTTTGACCATCGGTTACTCTTTCTGCTTCTTTACCTACATATTGTACTTTTTGCCATTCGTTTGACTGCTCAATAATATCTTCTTTATATTCTTGAAATGCCTTTAATAATTCATTAGGCTCTTTAAATATCCTTGTTGGATGTATGTTTCCGTTTTTCTTTGCCATTGCGCAAAGGTAGTAATTAATTATAATAAATTACTTCCATTTATTATTTACAAATATAAAATCCCTTGCAGTTAATTCAGAATAGCTATTGCATAACCTATCTTCTGCTATTCGATAAAGGCAATAGTAGTAATCTATGCTATCAAACATATTATCGTCTGAACCTGCGTGAAATACCATACAATTAGGCTTATCTTTAAGCATACCAACAAATGCCATTGGTGCAGTATAAAATCCAAACATATCAGTTTTATCATTTGGATTAATTTCTTTGCCTAATACCGATGTTGCTGTTTTGTTAACCAGGTTATCAATGCTTTGATTTTGAGTAATAATACCTAAGCCACCTTTATTTGAGTAGTAAACATATTCTACCCCCATACAACCTCCACATCTTTAGCTGCTTCTACTTGTAACTTGAAATTACTTTTTGCGTTCGCAATTCGCGATTTTTCATCAGCACCTCTACCATACACCTTAGGGAATTCATAATTCCTAACTAAGATGTATATTTCTCTGCCATCCTTAATGAATACAGGTTCGTATTCAACATTGTCTATGGTTACCATTATTACTTATTTTTGCGTTCGTAAGTAAATGCACAATCATAATCGCAACTTTCTTTCATATCTAATGCAGTTTTATAGGCATCTTCAAATGATGTGAAAGTAAATAGCCATACATCAGTCATATCACTTTTTGACCTAATAGTTGTATCTAAAACGTAGTTAATATAATCAGGATTTCTATCTACTAAAATATGCGCTTGCTCTTCTTGAACATCTTCAAATGAACATAAATATACAATGTCTTTTTTTACACATCCATATTTCAATTCAGTCTCATATTCAATCGTATCAATTAAATCTTGAAAATCATCACATACAATGTGTAATATTTCCGACATATTTTCTCCTGTCGGATTTGGAGCGTAGTGTAAAGTTACCATTTTATTTATTTTTTAAGGGTTTATAATTTGCCAAATTTTAATTCGTTAATAAACATTTGCGTTTCTGCTTCATTGTAAGGCTCGGGATTGCCAAAGTGATTAACCACTCGCATAGCATTGCGATGTCGGTTAAAATCACGACAAAACTGCTCCATTCTCTCACGCTGATTATGCTTTCTACCATTGGTAAAGAATAGTTTAACTGTTGGACTATCATTGAACTTGTTAATGTACTTGGAAACTTTGCTAACATAGAACCGAATGATGTCTACCGGTATGCTTTTGCTAATTTTTTGGCATACCACTTTAGTAGTAGACGCAAATGTCGGTTTGCTAAAGTCTCGGTTTAGCTTTTCTGTGGTGTAAACCAGTGTTTTACTTTTCATATTTCTTCGTATTGTTTAACTTCTTTCATTATTTTATAGCCTAACGATTTCAATAAATTTATTGCATTTTCCTCACTACTTGAAGATTCAAATGGCAATTGATTTTGTTTGGCAACAGATTTACGGATAACTTCATTGTTAGTTTTTAATATCAAATCATAATCAATTTTTGCTGGAGCAGAATCTAACCACATAAACATATCACGTTCATTTTCTAAATATCCTAACTTTTTCATTGTGTAAGGAATTATTGCTGTTATTTGATGCTTTTTACAAAATTCATCTTTTGAAAAAAGTTTTTCAACACGCATAGCATCTATTGCTTTTTTGTACTTTTCAAATGTTCCTCTTCTTGGAACATAATTTTTTTGAGGGTTACTTTTCATTTTTATTTAATTTATGCCTAAAGGCTGTTAATATTGCTTCTCTTCTAAATTTAGCGGTTGTGTTATCCCACACTTCTTGTGGCAACCTCTGTGATTTGCTGACCATTTTGTTAGGGTCAACCTTTCGACCTCTCGGGGTGCTGTGGTGTCCTTTAGGCATTAGCAAATTTATAATTAAATGATGTTCCTAAATAAGCATTAACTACATTTTCGTTAGCTTGAAATTTTGCGTCATATCTAAAACCTTCCCACAAACTTAATATGCTATTTGCACTATTTAATTTTGTGTAATCATTAGTTCTATTCATATCTCTTTCAAATACAACTATTGAGCCTTTTAAAATAGCTTTTTTTAATTGAAATTTAGTTTTTGGTGCTTCTGATACTTTTAAAAAATTTGTCATTTTGTTATTGTTTTAATTTCTGAGTGCGAATATCTAAATACTTTTTAAATACGCAATACTTTATTAAAAAAAGTTATTAACAATCGGCAAATCATACGCGACATCATGCGTACCAATTACCCTTGCTTTTTTTTCTACCAATTCATCATGTGTGCGAAACATAGGCTCTTTACCAATAATGTTGCAATCGGCATCTACTTCGATAATCAAAAATTTATCATTCAGCAATGTAGCACACCAGTAGTACCTACCGCTATTTTTTATGATGCACTTTAAATGAGGTTTGAGCATTGTTCTAAACTATTTATTATTTCGTATGTGAATCCTTGTTCTCTTAATTGTTTTTGTCTAAATAGTTGCATTGCTGATGGTTTACCAATATCTGATTTGACTTCAATAAATAATGTTTTGCCATCCTTAAATAGTATCAAATCACTTATTCCATTCATATTACATTTAATTATCTTTAGCACTATCCATCCATGTTTACTAAATAGTTTAATGATGTTTGCTTGTATCTTACTCTCTAACATCTTTTCTAAATTGTGAAAGTGTATAATCTTTTTTTGCCATCACTGATTTGTAAATCTTTTTTTCAATGCCACCAATTCCAAATATCCAATAAATATCATTGCTTTTTCGCGTCATCGTTGTTAACCTATCTCTACTTTGCCAGTAACTTGTTGCGCTAAAATCAATATTCAAATAGACAAGGTAATCCGCTTTTGAAAGGTTTATACCTTCGCGCCCCGAAACTATCTGTAATGCAATATTTTTATCACTATTATTGAATATTTCTAAATCAGTTGTTAATGTTTCACCAAATATATTTTGGAGCATATTTAGTTCCTCTTTAAACTTATAAAATATACCTATCTGTTTACCTTCAAACTTTTCTTGAATAAATCGGGCTTTAGAGTAATCAGTAACCATACTATTGCCACTTTCAAACTTAACTGTTCCACTACTTAGTTGATGTATCTTCTGCATTAACTTCACTCCAGTATCAGCAAGTATAACTTCTTTTGTGCCTTCAACAATCAAATCACGTTTCAATCGTGATATTAATGAATATGTCTGTGAATGCATCTCACATTCCAAAATATGTTCAATAACTTGCGTTTCAAAACCTGCTTGACGCTGAGTAAATGATATTATAAATGGCTTAGTGTATAAGTCAATCTTTGATTTATCTGCATTTGAATAGTCATTGCACGTTCCATAGCTAACATATTTGATTTGCACATTGACAAAATCCTTTGCCCACTTATAAAAGTTAATATACTCCTTAAATGGGCTGTTATTGCTTAGGTTAAATGAATGATATATTTGTGAGTAGCTTTCAGGTGTTAACGTGCCACTCATTAATATCATTGGTAAATGAGCAAAATGTTCTTTTGCATATTTGAATACTTTTGATGGCTTAGGAAAAGCACCACCAATAGTATGCACTTCATCATAAATCACAAAGTCAAAGTCAGTACCTACCTTATGTATTGACTCTTTATTGATAACAGTTAACTTATAAGTAAAGTTGAAATTAGCATAATCCGATTCAATACTACTTATTGCTTTTTTTTTTGTTACAAACAATACTTTTTTAGCACCATAAATGTCGGCAGTACGCAAACTCATTAATGTTTTGCCTGTGCGCACTTCGGCAGTCAATACTACTAACTTACGTTTTTGTAGTATATCATTTGCCTGGTTGCTTATTTCTATTTGATAATCTCTAAAATGGTACATCTTGTTCTTGTATTGGTTCTACTGCTATACCGCCATCACTAATCAAAAACCATTGAAAACCATGAGTAGTACCATCACTAAATTCCCAATCTTTATAGGTAGCAAATGACTTAATCCACTTGGTAAATGTGCGCTGGTGTATCTTCTTGTTGTCGGGATATTCGCTTACAAATTTCTCATACATTGCTTTCTTATCCACCCTAATATTAAGTTGGAATGGTAGTTCATCACTCCAATCTTTAAAGTTAGCGTTAGTTGTAGCAATAAACTTTCGCAACTTAGCATTTGTAAATTCTACTTTGACAAGTCCTTCAGCCAAATAAAGTTGCAAACAATTAATCATGTAGTTGTAAAATTTCATCCATTCACTATCACTCCACTGGTCAAATAGCAAATGTCCAAACTCTTGCAATGGTGTATTTTTTAAAGTGTAGTGTTGCGCTAACTCAATTTCCCATTTGCGCCTTTCAAATGAACTACCCTCACCACCAATAGCATAGTTGGTGCTAATAATTATTTTTGGGCTACTTTCAACAGGTATTTTTATAGCATCCTTATTTTTCTTTTCAATCGTTATTCCTTCAGTAACAATAGAGAATAATTTTTCAAATGGGAAATTGCGGATGACATCGTCAAAAACTATCATTTGAGTATCTACTCCAACAGTTTGATATGGAAAAGATTTGTCAAATGAAAATGTTTTGCCATCAATTATTGCGCATCTCTTTAATTTACTTATTGCATTTATCAAAATACCTTTGCCAGTACCTCCGTTTGGGTTGTCGCTTATTACTTCATCATTTAATATAACAGCGTAGTTCTGTGCGCTATTTTTGTACGAATGAAGCAAATAACCAATAGTGCTTTTTATTGACTTTTCCTTTGCTGTATCCTTGCCTGCAATGTTGTAAACAAACTTTTCAAAATCACATCCTGAGTAATCAATTTTTTTGAAGTCTTTATTGATAATATGCTTGCGCCAAACAAAGCCATCCAAGTCAATATAATCAATTAATTTACTACCTTCTTTAGTTACTTCTACTGAGCCATTATTAAAATAAATGTATGCAGTATTTTCGGCATCCTGTTTAAAGTTAATGTCTATGTTTTTTACTATTGATAAATATTTATCTGAAAATATTTGCACCTTACCAGCAAAGTATTCAAAAATACTTATGTCATCTAACTTCAATAAATGATTTAAAACAAAGTCTTTTAGCTTTACTTCATTAGTATTATCTATTAAGTTACTATCTTTAAAAACAAATACAAAGTTGTCTGAATGCTCAGGATAATATTTATGAAACCCCATGTAAGATAGCCATTCCATAAATTTATGGTTTAAAATACTTATTGCACCTTTCTTTGATTTACTCCAAAAAATATCAACATTAGCCTCTTTTATTATTTCATCTAATACATCGTTTGCAATCTCAATATCTAACTGTTCAATAATATCCGCCTTTGAGTTACCGCTAATTGTCAAACGCTGGATATAATCAATCCTTTTGGTATCATTGAATGCTTGTGAGTTAAATTCTGCAACATTAGAATAGGCTTGCTTGGTTACCTTTAATATTTCATTTTCAGTAAAATCCGTTTGTGCATATTGCCTAAAATAGTTATCGGCTTCAAACTTAGGAATGCCAAACCTATTAAATGCGCATGCCCAAATAAAAATATTATTATTTCTTGAGCCATTAATGATGCCATATTTCTTGTTGCCCCACGTTATTAAATTAGATAATTTATCATGTGTATTACTTACTGCTAACTTTAGTGAGTTGTCGCTATAATGTAAAGGCTCAACATCTATTTTAGTGTCCCATACCTTACTATCTTTATTGATGTATATTGTAGGGTCATAGCTTTCAAATGCAACCCTATCAACATTCTTACATGAGTTATCAATGTTGTCAATATTAAACAAATCACATGCTGCAATATAATATTTCTCATGCTCTAATGCTGTGCATGGTGGTATCTTAATAACTACTTTTAAGCCATCACCACTGGGTGAAATAAAACAAGCATAAGTGTACTCATTGTCTATTATTTCGCTTCTATGCTTTTGCAATTCATCTTCACTTGTAAATTTGTCAAAGTCAAGGCATGCAAATCCTGAGTGTTGAATTAGTCCAGCCTTAGCCCTACGCGAAAAAGTACCACTAAAACATATTGATGGCAATGTTTCTTTTATCTCTTTTTTCTTGACAGGGTCTGTTTCTTTTCTTACAAGGTTTACAATATGCTTAGACTTACCTTCTTTTATTGATTGTAAGGCATATTCTATTGGTACATTAAAGCAAGCATCATTGGTTACTTTTAATTTCTTAAAGATAGTTATCATATTGTTGGAGCGTCTGATGAAATTAAAATATTATTAATTAGTTTAGCAATAGTATTAGCTGTTTCCCATTTATCTCTTAAAGAGTTTACACAACGGTCATTTATTTCTGCAAAATCTTTTCGATTAGTATCTTCTTTAAAAATACCATCCCAATTCATCAAATAACTACTAAAATCAAATTCATTTTTTATGCATAAATCACTCCAATTAATTGCATCATATTCAGTATATCTTTCAAGGTAATCTTCATAAACAAATCCAATAGCAATACCATACTCATTGTCAGTTGATTTAAAAAATGGATTGCCATCAACAACTATGTTGTATGATTGATAAATATCAATTTTTATATCTTTTAAGTCATTAATGTCATCAACTACTTGCAATGTTATTTCTTTATTATTTGCGCCATCAATTAAAAAGTCGCCATCAATATAATAATACTTGTATCCTTGTAATTCAAGGAAGATAGCCCAGCGTAATTCATTAAAGTTTCTAAAACGCTGTTGGTCTTTTTTGTTTTTGTATAAATTTTTCATAATGTGTATAAAAAGCGAAAAGCCCCGTAAATGTGTTAAGGGCACAAATACAAGGCTTCGCAATTTTAGTATATTTCTACACTATATTTTTGAATACTATCCCCTTAAAATAGTAATAAATGAAATCAATCAGAACTATGGCACAAATATACAATTAAATAATTAATATATCCAAATTTATTTTAGGGCAAACAACAAAATAGTGCTTGTTTGCCCTAACTTTTCAATGTTTATAAGGCTTAAACGTATTAGGGCAAACAATTTTAAGGATTTGGAAACGAAACGCAAAAAAATAAAATAATATTTTTGTATGTACGGAAGTAGGAAATGAAATTTGTTTGCCCTTAGTGTTTATGGGCTTTCTAAGCATCGGGCAAACAAGCCACAAAAAAACCCCCACATTTCTGTGAGGGTCTTTCTGATATAAACATCAAACATCAAAATGGCATGTCATCTTCTTGTGGTGCTAAACTCTCAGCGTTTATTGCTTCGGGCTTAGGTGTACCTTGCATCGCTAAATATTCGCGTGAGGTAATTACCTTGTCGCGGATGAACTGAGGTAAGGCATCGAACTTAGCCTGGTCAAACTCAGCAACGCTAAACTCAAATGATGGGTTGATTTGGTTAGCAATAGCCATACCTTTCATAAGCGTTGATACGCTACTTATTTCAGCATACGTTTTGCCAGTCTTAGACACTTTGTGAGTGATACCAAGCATACACGCTACACCAAGCAGTTTAGTAATGTCAAA